CCAATAACATTGGAGAAACAATTCTGTGAGCAACCATTATTTTTTGAGTTGACTCAGTAGACAAAAATTGGTACTGATTGTGAGCATCAGAAATTTGAATAGGAGTTACATCAGCTTTTGCTTCTGCATTATCATTAAAAGCTAGTATAAATTTACCTGCGTTTGAACTACCCGAGAATTTCATTGCAATTTTACTCTCTAATAATTCTCTTTCTTCTTGATTGGGTGTTCCGTTGTTAAAATTAATTAGCATATTAGGAGATAACCCATTCATTATATTATTAATGTGAAAATTACTTATTTCTTCCTCTAGTTGAGCGTATTGTAACCCTCCTTGATAATCCACAGGACTGTAATAATAAAACCCTGCTTTGTAAGGTTTAATGTAATAAATCTCTATTGGCTCTTTTGACATACCATAAGCAGCAATCCTTTGTGGAACTTCATTTGGTTTTAGCTTTGACCAATCTTTAAAATAATAATATGCAGGGATTTCTCCATCTTTATTTGCTTTTGCTGCTCTTAATGTTTCAACAGGAATGTGTTCTAACTTAGCAATTTTAGATCTGCCCTTATTATATATAACCTGAACTGCACATTGACCCATTAATTTAAGGTCATAGCATAATTTTCTGACAACTTCTTTTTTAAATAAAGAAATCATCTGAGCATATTCCTCTGGTTTTCTTGATGAATCAGTTGCATTTAATCCTTTACCATAAATCTGCTGACTAATGCCATTAATTGCTGCATTATTTGTTGGACTTCCATTATATCTGTCTATTAGATATTGAAAATAATTATTGTCAGCTCCATAATCTACCCAATCTCTGTTGTTTACTTCTACAATCTCAGGAGAGGTATAGGTGCTTAAATTGACAAAACTATATTCAGAGTTATGTCTAACAAATTGTCCTTTTTTATTTCTTTTTAAATTTTTTCTCATTATGTTACAATATAGTCATTATTATAGGCATCTGTAGTTACAAATTGACCTTTATTTAAGTCATAAAAATCCCCATTTTTTTGGTCTACTATTTGATCTGTACAAAATATTCTGTCTCTATAAAATACATTTTTAAAATTACTTGTGTCATTCCACAATTCATCAAAGTTTTGCCATAAACTATAATTTGTATTCCAAAAAGCATAGTCAGAAAACAATTCAATGTTATAAAAATGATTAACAACTAAAATAGGATTAAATGCTTGTGACCAAGTCAAATAATTACCTGAAATTGTAGCATTAGAAATTTGTATTTCTGTGGCTACATTAGTTGAATCATCTTCATAAGAAAATGTAAACTCATTCACATACTCTCTTGCAATAACTTTTAGAGTTTGTGGAGTTGTTGTATTAAGTACAATCATACTTATATAACGAAAATAAAATGTTTATTTGTAAAAATAAAAAAAGCACCCATATAGAGTGCTTCTTTTTTAGATTAATTAGAATGATTTTCTAATTAGGTACAATCTGTGTATTGCTACCTGAGACAACTCCTGCATCTATAAAGTATGGAGCAGTTTCTTCTAATCCCTCCATTACTAAAGTAAATCCTGAAAGGTCTCCTGCTGCTGCACCTGTGACTATTGTGCCACCTGTTACTTCCATTCCATTTTCATACCCACAAAGGAATTGATTACCATAATAATCTTCAACAACTACAGCAGGTCTTGCTACTGCAATTAGCTGTAATTCATTTTTAGTTAAATTATCTAAATATGTTAATGTCATATTCAATGTTTGTGTGTAAAAAGTTGTTCCATTATCTCTTGAACTTGTAATTGTTGTTTCTAATGAAGAATTACCTTTTAAATCAAACTGAAACCAAGTTGGACTTCCTGAGAAAGCTGAAATGGTTTGGTCTGCATCTACAGTAGCTGAGACAGGAAAATCTGCCATATATACTGTTTTAATGCCACCAAATGCTGATTTACATGGTACTTTTCTTCCTGTTGTTAATGCACATGCCATAGTTATATATTTTTATTTAAAAAAAAAGGTAAGTAAGTATAATCCTACTTACCTCTTTTTCAGGTTAATTTAATTTTTAAGAATAGTAAACAAGATCCTCAGAAATTCCATATTGAACTCCTGCTGTAAATCTCATCACAAATCTACAATTTTGACTTCCATCTATGTCTTGCATGTCTATAACCTTAACTTCTTGTAAATTATTTAATAGACCTGTTCCAAAGTATAAGTTGCTTCTTTGAGCAGCAAACATTTTGTCATCAGACATTCCTGGACAAACAAAGATTTTAACACCATTCACAGTAAGTGACCCATTGTTCCACCATTGTGTTCCCTGTGCATTTACACCATTTGCTCCTAAACCATTTGCAGCAAACCCACCAAGAGCTTGTACATAATGCTTAGCAATAGCACTTGGAATGTAAATAAATAAATCTTCTTTTCCATAAAGTGCAGATGGAATTGCATCTACAACTCTTGAAAGCTCAGCTATAACATTTGCAGCAGTAACTCCACCACCAACAGCAGCTAAGTCCTGACCTGCAGGGATGTTACCATCAGCAGTCATAAGAGTTTCAAACCCATCATATTCTCCTGCATTTGCAGCTACTCCTGTAAAGATAGTTTGCTCAGTTTTTTGTGCAACTTGATTTGCTACATGAGCAATCATAAAGTCACTAAACTTAGGAGGAAGTGTTTGACCCATTCCATAACCCATAGATTGAGCTTCCCAATCATTAATAAAATCTTTCTTACATAATTGAAGATTGACTTGCAGCTCAGTTGGCTGAATAATCCTTTCTGTTAATGTCACAGAAGAATTAGGATTAAAGTCACATGAAGCATCAGATACTACTGCACCTGTGTCCAATCTTTTAATTACTTCTTTGTAAGCAATATTTGGTTTTACAGTAAGACCTCCATCATCAATAGTGGAAGCACTTAATAAAGCTGCAGCAATATACTCACCTGCAAATTCACCTGCATAAGTAGTAGTGATATTTGTTGCAGTTGCTAATTCAATTTTTCTATTATTCATTTTTCTAATTTTTAATTTTTATTAATTTATGCTTCAAATGCCCATATTCCCTGAGATCCACAAATTGCCCACTCAGTTGATGATACTGCACATAGTTCTACCCAATCTCCTTTTTTAGAAGTTCCAGCTGTATTTACAATGTGTTTTCCATTTGCTCCTGCTCCATTACTTGCTGCTGAAACAACTGTATCAGCTAAAGTAAAAGACCCTATAATTTTGTTATTTGCATGAGGATCTAATGTTAGTCCATGAGTTCCTCCTGTTCCTAAGTTTCTAAATCTGTAAGACATTCCTACATAATTAGAATTTAATTCAGGTAGAGTGTGTGTATGTGACCCACCACTTGAATTTTGATCTGCACCTGCATCTGATACTGAAATAGCTTTGTTACCTACTAAAGAATCCTGAACAGGTCTGTTTCTGTTTACATCATTTGATGAATATTTGTATGTACTCATAATTATTAATTTATTTTATTATTTAATTTATTTAAAACTCTATCTAAAGTTGTTTTATATTGTCCTTTAGCAAAAACTCTTTGTTTGATTTCTCCAAAAGATGCTTCTGGACTGTGTTTAATTGGATTAACTGCAGCTTCAGAAAGTTCTTCCTTAGAAAATTCTTCTTTTATTGTTCTTGATTTAGGTTGTCTTGAAGATTCCATTTCAACTTCTTCTTCTTCTTCCATTTTATTTTCCTTATCTCTTTTTAAATCTGCAATAGCATCTTCAAGATTTTTAATCCTTTTCTCCATGCCTTTCCAATCGCCAACTGCAGCTTCTTCATCCATTTCTTCTTCATCTTTCTTTTCTTCTAAATCTTCTGTTTCCTCATCTTTTTCTTTCTCTGCATCTTCTTTAGCAGGTACTTCATCAGATGGGTCTCTATAGTCATCAATAATTCCTTCTTCTTTTACAACAAGCAATTTGCCATCCTCTAAGATATATTCACCTACAGGCATTGCAACTTTCTCATCATCAGTTTTGATAAAAATTTCTTTTCCTTTTTCAAATGAATCAGCTTCTATTACTGTTCCATTCTCTAACTTTTGTTCTTCAAGTTTAACTTCAAGATTTAAAAGTGTTTTTATTTGATTTATCATTTCTTGATTTTTCATAATATATAGTATAACGAGTTTAAATTTTAATTTTGTATTTTTAAGTTATTTTGGTTACTACACCAATGCCCTGATTCATAATGTCCTGATTACAGCAATCTCTTGAATAGGTCAATTTATTTTTACATAAACATGCTCTTGTAGATCCTCTTGGACTACTTCTTGCAGGAATGTAATTTGTAATTCTTCTGTTCATTAAGCTCTTTTAATGTTGCCTAAT